GCTGGCTTGATGGGCAGGCGCCCAGACACACATTCCATGAGACCGATCCCACTCGACGGAGATATGCTTAATGACTGACAAGGTGCGCGTGTTCGACTATCTAAACGCCCTGCGTGATTCCGGGATCACCAACATGTTTGGTGCTGTTCCGTATGTTCGTCGGGTGTTCGGTGTGTCTCAGGCCGAGGGTGTCAATCTCTTGGTCGAATGGATGGAATCTTACAAGGAGAAGAGATAATGGCACGAATGAAGGACTTCATTATGGATATCCAAGAACTGGTCTGGACGGCTGTGGAACGCGGAATGCGTGACGAAGCCACCATCTATGCCTATGTCTACATGCATGAACCCCGCGCTATTCGTTCCGATGTTCGTGCTGTTCTGGAAGAAATCCACCGCGAAACGCCTGAAGACTTCATTTGGGCTTGACAGGTCTGGATATACCTGCTATTATATCCAAGTTAACTCAATAAACACAGGAAAACACACACATGACTAAGATTGCTGCCCATGACCGCGCCCTTGCCTTCCTTAAAGAGAAGGGTTCGGCCACTCCCGCCCAGATTGAAAAGCATGTAGGCCAAGGTGCCTATGCTTCCAAGTATATCTGCTATCTCAAGCTCCGCGGCTTTGAGATTGAGACTGTCAAGACTGGTCGTACCGTGACCGAGTACAAGTTCGTATCGGACGGTGACTCGGCTACCCGTGACTACCAGTGGGTGCCGCCGGCCCAGCGTGGCGCTGCTGCCACTCCGAAGCAGAAGAAGGTCAAGGTCGCTAAGGCACCGAAGGCGTCTAAGCCTGTCAAGGTTCGCCAGTCCAAGCAGACACCGAGCGCGCCTGTCAAGAAGGCAGCCCGTAATGCTCTAAAGGATCACGCCGACGCTATGGCTGACCGCTTGCTGGCTGAAATCGGCATGAAGAATGGTGGTGAGTACGCTGGTGGTACCTACTCTGTTGATCCCGACTGGGATTCCATGGACGGTATCGATGTGGCCAACTTCCTCAAGTAAGGTATAAATATAACTATAACAAAATGAGGAAATACAAATGCTTAGACGCTCCCTTGTAGCAGGGCTATCAGCCCTGCCTTTTTTTGCTGCTGTAGCCACCGCTGCTACTCAACGCAATAACGCAACATGGAAGGTGCCTGCGGGCGTCAAGAAGATCCGTGTTCGTTCATGGAATCCAGACGGTAGTATCGATTTGGATCGTACACTGAATGTTTCACCCAATCAAGTTTTTCGTATTGACGCAATCGAAGACTAATGAACATTTTCGCAATCGATAAAGATCCAATCCAGTCTGCGATGTGGATGGTGGACAAGCATGTGGTCAAGATGATCCTCGAGACCGCACAGCTTTTGTCCACCGCTCATCGCGTTCTTGATGGCGAACAATATATTGACAAGACCAAGACTGGTCGTAATGTCAAGCGTTGGCGTTTGCCTGATGAGCGTGAGCAGCATCTATATTCAGCCACGCATGTATCGCACCCTTCGGCTGTGTGGTGCCGCTCATCTAACAACAACTATAACTGGCTCTATTGTCACTTCTTAGGATTGCTGGCCGAATATACTCATCGGTATGGCAAAGTACATAAGTGTGATAGCATGAGTGAATGGCTCATGGGAACACCTCATAACATTCGCGTGTTCTATCTAACACCTGTAACACCAGCAATGCCTGATGAATACAAAGTGCCAAACGATTCTGTCGCATCCTATCGCAACTATTATCGTGTGGCCAAGGCAAGGATGCACAAATGGACAAAGCGTGAAGCACCGGAGTGGATCAATGAATCGTGAAGATATTGTAAGTGAAGTGGCAAAAGTCTGGGATCGTCGCGCAATGGAAGACGAACTTACTCATGCTTCCATAAAGATAATGGCACAGCATGTCGAAATCGAACAACTGCGGGAAGCAAACGAAATGATGCTCACCGACATCAGGCGAACGGATGTCGATATGCTGGCGTTCAAAGCCGAGATCGAACGGCTGCGGAAGATGCTGTGGGAAGTAAACGAGCAGTGTCCTGAGCATGTGCCAGTCTCTCTGCTCAATCAAATCCGCGCCGCGCTGAAAGGCAAATGATGTTTGCTAAATACAGACAAGATGACAGAACAACCAAGTAACACAAAGCCAAGCTCAAGAACTAAAAATCTTGTTACGGCCATTTTAATCAGCGGATGGATTCTATCTGTCCTGCTGATACTTTCTATTGTATCTGCTTCCGTATATCTCCAAACAGTATATCCTGGTGAGCCTTTACCCGATACTCTACGAGAGTGGTCGGGTATCTCTATTGGATTTCTGTTTGGTAACTTTTTTACTATCATAAAAGAATATGTGACTGCTAATAACGATTTTTAGAATGAAGGGATTATAAATAAGAGTATGATTTACAGTTTCGAAGACACAGAAACCGGAGAAGAGTTTGAGCTGAACATGACATATGATCAACTCAAAGAGTTCCTGGTAGATTTTCCAAGTCTCAATCAAACATTTCGCATGAACCTAGGTGATCCTGTCGGTCTCGGCATCACAAAACCTCCATCAGATTTTTCTAAGTATGTGTTGGGTCGCATCAAGGAAGCAACTCCGGGTGCTAAAAAGGATGTATTAGAAAAAAGATGGCACATACCCAAGGAAGTATGAAGTCAAAACGAAAGTCGCAAGTTTCAAAGGGGAATGGTCACGCAGGTGATTCGTTCCCCTTTGCTTTTAAAGGAGACAACATGTCTAGAAAACCTAAGAACAAGAAACCACAACCAGAAGCACAACAGAAGCAGGCTGCTCATTTTGAGTTAAGAACAATCAAGCCTCTCACAGCAAATCAGGAGAAAGCATTCAGTTCATATCGACAAGGCTATCATCTAATGCTACACGGCTTTGCTGGAACAGGAAAAACATTCTGTGCTTTGTATCTTGCTCTAAATGAAATCTTGACAGGCAACTCAATATATAATAAAATAATCATAGTTCGCTCGGTTGTACCTTCCAGAGATATGGGATTTCTTCCAGGTTCTATGAAAGAAAAGGCCGCTGTCTATGAAGAACCATATCGTGAGATTTGCGATAGTTTGTTCGGAAGAGGTGATGGCTACGATATACTAAAGATGAAGGGAATTGTCCAGTTTACAACCACTTCATTCTTGCGCGGTATCACATTTAACAAAGCGATTGTAATTTTGGATGAAAGCCAGAACTTGACCTTCCAAGAAGCAGATACGGTAATGACAAGAATGGGTGATGAGTCTCGCATCATTGTTTGTGGTGACTTTAGGCAGACCGACTTACTAAAGAGACACGAACAAGAAGGCATCACACAGTTGATGTCCATCACGAAGAGAATAAATACATTCGAGCATGTAGAATTTATGAAAGAAGATATTGTGCGCTCAGGTTTGGTCAAGTCATATATAATACAGAAAGATGCTATGGGGCTATAGAAATGGAAAAAAATTTAGAAAGATTTCTTAGAGAGGAGTTTCTGCTCGAAAAACGAGGTGGTAAACCCTACGAATATTCATCTGCCGACTTTGCAAAAGGAAAAGAAGTTTTCACTGTTGAAAAGAAAGGTAATCCTGTAAATTTTAGAGTATCGAAGGGCGAAGAGATTGATGGTAAAGAAGGCAAAGCAAATGTTCCTGCAGGCCATGTTATAGTACATAGACCTACTGTAAAAGGAGGTAAACCTGATGTATATGCAATGTCTCCACAAAAATTTTCCGAATTGCATGATGACGTTAACAATGAAAGCGGCAGTGCCAGACAAAAGGGTGTGAGAAAACCTGCGGTTATTGCACATCGGGATGGTGTATTTAGACCAAGTTGGGCTAAAGAACCACAAAAAGTGACTAAAGGTCATATGGTAGTTAACAATGGCGGACCACACGATCCTGCAAATCCACATACTGATGTCGCAAATGTTAGAGGACACCCAAATGATCCTACATCTGTGGCAGGACAAACGTATAGAATCGTAAAATAATAGAATGAGAAAATTTAACTTCGTATCTGGCATGCCAGAACTGAAACAGTTAGAAACAGATGAAAGCACCGGGGAGAGGTTTTATATCTCTCCTAACGGTGTTAAACTTCCGTCTGTTACAACTGTCCTCGGGCATTTCAAGAAGAAGGCTATGATTGAGTGGCGCAATCGCGTTGGTCATGATGAAGCCGATAAAGTGTCCACACGCGCGTCCCTGCGTGGAACTAAATTCCACAATATGATGGAAGGTTACATTCGTGGTGAAGAGGGATTCTTGGACGGTGTAATGCCAGATATGAAACAATCTTTCAACGATATGAAAGAAACACTTGACTTGGTAGACAATATACACTATATTGAGAGTCCACTGTATAGTGAGAAGCTTGGTGTTGCTGGAAGAACTGATGTTATCGCTGAGTTTGGTAAGACACTTTCGATCATCGACTTCAAAACTTCCAGAAAAGAAAAGAAGGAAGAGTGGATAGAAAATTACTTTGAGCAATGTACTGCGTATGCTCTAATGTATGAAGAACTTGTGGGTGAACCCATAGATCAAATTGTTATTCTTGTATCTGTTGATTTCATGGAACACCCACAAGTCTTCATACGCGATAAGAACCAGTATATTGAAAGTCTACTGGAAAAGATCCATCTCTATAAACAGGAAAAACTATAATGTACCTTGAAACTTGGATGATCGTTCTTCTAGTACTTTCTTTCGGTGTATGTGCTTATTATAGTAGACGCACCGGTTTTATTCTTGGTGCTACTGTAACGATTCAGGCCTTAGAGCGTGAACACCTCATCAAGCTCCTAGACGATGGTACTGTGAAGCGTTGGACACCGTATGATGATGGTCCCGTGAAGAAGATAACACGAAAGAAGAAGAAAGATATATAATGTACACAATTGATTGGATATGGGATACAAAGTATTGGGCTGTGTGTAAAGAACATCGTTTGGCTTATACATGCTATCGCTTTGGTCCCCTATTCATTCGCAAGTATTATCGATGAAGGTT